GAAGTAGTTGATTTCTGTTTAAAAATGTCAGAAAAATCTACTAATTTTTCTGTTACTAAAGAATCAATTATAAATTCAGTTGATGCTGTTATAATAAGCATAAATAAACTGATAGATGGGTTAGGGTCTTTAAATAAAGGTTTTAATTCTATTTCAACGCCTACTAATGTAATTCTAAAAGAGTTAAATAAAAACAAAATTTCAAATAATATATCTAAATTTCAAAGTATTAATATAGGCAATCTATTTGATATTATTAAAAGATCAATTAATACATCTAAAAATTTTATAAAGATAATTTTTAATAATATATCTTCTTTTGTCAATAATATCATTAATACGATAACAAATCCATTTAAAAAAATTGGATCTATAATAATGGCACCGTTTAGTTATATAGATTCTCTTATTAAATCTCCTTTTAAAGATTTAATCAGTATAAAAGATAAAATTGTTAATAAATATAATCAAACCAAGGATTTCTTAACTGGATCTCTATCTAGTGGTCCAAATAAAAGGAGTACTGAAGAAGACTATAGAATTGCTGGAATAACTTCTAGATCTATATCTGAAAATTTGGTTTTGAGAAGAAGTGCTGTTGGTGTAGCAGTTTTTTGGTTATATAAAAAGATAGTTCAGAGTAGAACCAGTTTGATAAATGGTATTAGTGGAGATAGTGGTTGGTTAGATAATTTAGCTGATGCATATTTAGTTGGTAATGGTATAAAAAACCTTCTTAAGGGTAGAGTATTAAAATTGGCAATGAGTGCGGCTACTTTAATTTACGGTACAGGTTTAATTGGTGCTGGATCTCTAATCACATATTTATTAGGTAAAAGTAGAATTAACGCACTAGAGAGACGTGGTGAAACACCAGAATCTATTTTAGGTGTTAAAAAGGCTACTAGATTCCAAAAAGCTATTGTATATGGTTCTGAAGCCGTTGCCGGTGATGTTGGAAAAGGATCATTTAAAGAGCGAACATTCAATGCTATAAAAAACGCTGGATGGGGCGGATCAATTGGTGCTTTAATTGGTGGTGGTCTTGGGGCTTTAACTGGACCAGCAGGAATAGTAGCTGGAGCAATGTTTGGTTCAAAACTTGGTATTGCAATAGGTGCTAGTACAGGATTTGCTGGTGGAAAAGATTTAGCCAATAGTATAAATGTTCTATCTAATCTATCTAAAACCATTAAGAAATTATTTACAGCCAATCCGGCCTATGCAGATGAATTAATTAATAAAAAAACGTTTGAATCATCTAAAAAGGTTACTGAAAATTTATCATCATATTCAGGGGCAGTAATTAAATCTACAGATAATATTAAAGAATTTAATAAAAAAATATCTGAAACCAATGAGAAAGTGTTACCGTCTTTTTGGGATTCATTAAAAGAATTTTTCTTTGGTTTTATTGGTAAAATCACTATATTTAAATCTACTAAAACCAATGAGAATTCATCATCTTTTTTTGAATCAATAAAAAATTTCTTTAAATCTAAAGATAATAATAATATATCTCAATTAGATAATAATGGGCTTATTAAAGTTGATCCAAAAGATAATAATAGTAATGTTTCTAATAGTAAAGTGGATTTATTTATTAAAGAATCTATTTCAAAAAACACTGGTAAAACTAAACCTTTAGTGGATCCAGATCCTTTAAAGGATTCTATTAACATACGAGATAGATTTATGAGTGTAGTTGGAAGTGTAATATCAAATCCATATGCTTTAGCGGCTATTGAAGCTACTGGAGCTCGAGAGACGGCATGGAAACGTTCACGTATGACAAGTGATTGGGATGATTTAGGTGAAAGATCAGGTGGAATAATGTCTTGGCGTGGCCCTCGATTAAAGGCCTTAAGAGCGTTTGCTAAAAAGAACAATTTATCATTAGAATCTCCAGAAACACATGCGTTATATTTCTTACATGAGCAGAGAGGAATTTTAAATAAATTGAATTCAGCAAAGATACCGGAAGATGCAGCTAGAATAATGGCAAATGCATGGAGATTTGCTGGATATGATGGTGGCCCTGAATTATATGCTCGTATAAAATTAACTAAAGAATATGCTAAAAAATATACTGATTTAAATTCTGATGTAATTAAATCTAAAGTAATTAAACCTAATACCTCAAATAAGAAAACGGATTCTATTAATATTACTGAAACCACTAAAAAGATACAAGAAAATAATAGGTCTAGAGTTATTAATCAACAAGAAATGTCTAATAAAATAGCTGAACAATTATCCAATTTAAATCAAAATATAAATAAATCTATATCAATTTCAGAAAATCAAAAACAAAATAATAAATCTGATAGTAATAATATTAAGGTTGCTAGTGATATACATAATGTTCCTAAATATATTATGGAAATGGTTTTTGGCTTACATCAAGGTAGTGAAAACGGCCGTTTAGGAATTGTGTAAAAAGGAGCTAATAATATGCCAAGTTCAAAAAATCCAAATTCAACAAGTATAGAAGAAATACAAACTGCTATTAAAAATTCAAATTCAACAAGTATAGAAGAAATACAAACTGCTATTAATCGATCAAATCAAATAAATCAAGTAGAAATGTCAGAAAGTCAGTATATGACTAATAGTATGGGAGATTATAGTGCGTTAGAAAATATTGATTTCTTCCAATTATATAATTTACCAAAGTTTAATCCTGCTAATGAATTTGGTATTGGTAAGGAATTAAATTATGGTGGGTATGTACCTATAATTATCCAAAATAGTGCAATTTATAATTATGATAATACAGATATTGATAATGGAATAAAAATAAAAATTGTTTTGCCATGGAAAGTACATGAAATATCTGATAGTGTTTCAGTAACTTATTCACGTAAAGGTGAAGGAAATACTCAATGGTATGAAGCATTTGGTGCTTTTATATCTAGTATAGGTTATGAAGAAATAGCAAAAATAGCAGTTTCTACATACAACGCTAAAGATCTAAATAAATCTTTAGATTTAGATTTTATATTGCCGTTGACAAATTTAATTAGTGAAGGAAGTAATTCATCTAATTTAAAAGATTTTCCTCATGAAGTAAGAACTAAGTTAGGTTGTTTACAGGGTTTAGTATATCCAAGATATTATGGGTATTTATATCCGCCTCTACTTAAAGTCACTTTTGGTGGATTGTATCGTGGATTTAAGGGGTTTTTGAGAGAAGTTAATATACGATCTTCAGAAGAAATGGTTGATATAGGTGGACAAATGTTTCCACTGATTATCACTGGAAGTCTTAAATTTACAAATGTATTTTTATACACATGGTCAAAAAATATAAATTTTAAATCAAAATTTATAGAGCAGTTTAATTTATCTAAAAAGCCATGGATTTTATTTGGTGAAGATAAATCAAAACCAATATCTGTAATTTCTATAGCAGATAAAATTAAACCTAAAGATTCTATTAATACTAATGATATTAAAGAACATGTCCAAAAAGATATTGATAAATTGGTGCATAGAAAAACATTAAAAAACCTAAATAAGTTAGATCAAACGAATATAAATAGCTTGTCTGCTGGTATGCAAAAATTCGCTGATAATTATATAAAAATGGACATGAATAAATTTGATATTGATGTTATCAATAATATAGCTGATGGTTATAATAATATATATTCAAAAATCGATTCTGATCAATTAGAATTATTTAATATAAAATCAAATTCTCCTATAATAAATATAATAAATTCAATTCAAGAAAAAATATCTAATATAAAAGATTTATCAGATTATATTAATATATTAAATAATCTTGATACGTCTAATAATTTAAACAAAATTTTATCTTTTATTAAATTGATTGATTCATCTGGAGTTGTTTTAGATGAAAAATATGATTTAGTTATGAATATGTATGATACATATATAGGTATTTTAGAAAAACTAGATGATATAAATATCAATGTTGATTTTAATAAAGTTTCACATTACTATAATAATAAAGATACAATAATTGATAGTATAGAAGAAATAAGTAATAAACAAACCGCTATGGAGACTGTTTATGCAAGTACATTACGTATTGAAAAATTATTAGATACAATAAATGATATAAACTTATATATTAATTCTATACCTAATAATATTATTGAGATGGTTCCAATTAATTCTATTGCTACATGTAGTATGATTTTACTTCAAACTGAATTATTTAATAATATAGATGATTTTGCTACAATAAATACAGAATTATATGAAAAAACATATCAATTATATTTGGATAAAAAATTAGATTATACAACTTTTAATAAAATAAAAGATTTATATAATATATCATATAATATTGATCTAAATTATATTAATAGTTTACATGATGTTTTATCTAATGATCTTATTGTAATAAATGGGGTTATTTAAATTATGACAACTAAATTTGATCTAGATTTAAAACCAACATTATATAGTGAACAGGTTGAACAATCATCCTATGTAAGTAAACATCATATGAGTAGCAATTGCCATTTATATAATTATATAGGATCAGGTTATTTACCAATGTTTTTAAAAAACTTTGTTAATATACCAGATTATGTAGAAAATGAAATTTTACATGTTGTTACATCTAATGAAGTTAATAGATTAGATTTAATTGCATGGAAATATTATCAAAATCCTGAATTGTTTTGGGTTATTATGGCCGTTAATAATATACTAAATCCGTTTGAAATAAAAGAAAATACAGTTCTTAGGATATTACCATTGAGTTATATTGAGTATAATTTATTGAGATATAGTGATTAGATAATGAATAGGTGATTTTAGAATGTCATCACAGGTATTATCTACTTATAAAGATTTTAAAACAAAAATAAGATTTTCTTGGATGTTAGATAAATCTTATCTAGTAAAACAATTTACATATAGTTTATCCCAATATATGCCATCTATATATGCAGAGATAGTTTTAGTATTAGATTCTAATAAATTTTTGGAATTTAAAAATATTGATCAATTAAAAATTCAAGATAGATTAATTGATATATGGTTCGAACCGGAATTATATAATATCAAATTGAAGAAAAAATTTTTTTCTGGACCATTTCAATTTGTTGTAGTACAATATGAATTTGCTCAATGTCAAATTGCAGATATGGATTTAGAATATGAAAATATTAATGATACCAAAGTAATATTATTAAGGTGTATAGATCCTACATTTTATAAAATGACATTGGATCAAAGAGTTACTAGTTATGGTAAAGTAAATATATCTTCAGTCATTAAAAAAATCGCTGCAAGAAATGGAGCTAAAATTAAAAAGTTAATTGATACAGATTTTGCGTTCAATTGGTTACAAACACAGTATACTGATTATGAGATGATTCGTTTTTTATTACCATATAGTAGATCGACAGATGGAGAAGATATGTATACATTTTTCATGATGAATAATGAATTATATTTTGCACCAATATCAGCTAATAAAAAGTACCCAATACGTTTTAAATTAGATATGATTAAAAATTTAGATGGTACTTATCAAACATCTGATATGAAAGCTATAATTGAAAAATATGGATCCAAGGATTCATTATATTCATTTCATCATGGATTTAGTAATTTTGAAAGTGTCAATCCTAAACCAATGGCTACTCAGAGTTTTATTAGTAATAAATCCCATAATAAACAACATACAGGTGTAGCTACTAGATATATTGATAGTATTATTGAAGAAAAAACGTTACAGGAAATATATATTTCAAATTTAAGACATCGTATACATACATTTTCTAGATTATTAACATTTAAAGCTGAAGCTATTCCTGAAATAACACCTATTAGTTGTATAGAGATAATAAGTGAATCTAATGGAAAGACTAAAGAATTGGATGGCATATATTATGTGGCTTCAGTAAAATACACTTTTGGTATGACAAATACATATCCAGATTTGCCTTATATGGATTTATATTTATGTTCAGAATTAGATTCTAAGGGGTTAGCTAATCCAGAAGGAAGGCCGATTGAGTAATGCATAAATTCAATGGTTTATATGTTGGAAAAGTAGTTGATAATAATGATCCATCTAAAAAGGGGCGTTTGAAAATTAATGTGCCCATGATTTATGGATCTATACCTGTTGAGGATTTACCGTGGGCAGATCCATGTTTTCCATATGGTTATCATGATAGCGGAATATTTTTTATACCTGAAATTGGTTCTCTTGTAACTGTTATGCTATTAAACGGTAATGTATATCATCCAGTTTGGCTTGGAGTAATATTTAGGGAAAATGATAACGTTGTTCCTCAAGAGGCCAAAAAATCATATCCCAACCGTAAAATAATAAAAACTAAAGTTGGTTATATTATGATGGATGATGAAAATGATTATATTGAAATAAAACATAGAAATGGTTCAAGTATTACATTATCAAAAAATAAAGATATTGTAGTTCATTCTGGAAGAGATTTTGTTGTATTAGCAGATCGTTTCGTTTTATTAGATCCTGAAGGACATGAAAATGTCACACCAATACCAAAATATGAATCAAAAAAATAGAATCCAATTATTATAAGGAGTATCATATAAGATGCCTAAAGTTACTAGAGTATCAGATACAACCTCTGGAAAATGTGATTTAAAATTAGATTGTTGTCCTCATTCACGTTCAGGTACAAATACAACCGGTAGTCCAACTGTATTTATAAATGGATTGGCTGCACATAGATTAAATGATACTGGATCTACTAATTGTCCTCATGGAGGTACATATAAATCAATACAGGGAAGTCCAACGGTGTTTGTAAATGGTTTACCTTTAACTAGAGTTGGAGATACTACACAATGTACTAGTTGTGGAGAGCCAGGTAAACATTCATCTGGTAGTGAAACCGTTTTTGCAAACTAAATTTAATAATAGGTGATTTTATGGGATATAAATATGAATATACATATCCAATAGATGAAACTAGTGCAGGTTATTCTGGACCTATTGCAATTGAACTTGGTCAAGATAGGTTTGCTGCTGGAATTTTAGAAGCGACAGATCATCGTAATTTGATAAGATCGTCTATTCAAAGGATATTAGGCACTGTACGCGGCGAAAGGGTTATGCAACCGGAATTTGGTTCAAATTTAAGAAAAATGTTATTTGAGCCTATAGATAATATATTAGTTGAAGATATAAGAGAAGGGATAAAAAATACAATTGAATCTCAAGATCCTAGAGTAATTGTTACAGGTATAGATTTTAATTTTGACTATGATAATCATACAATATATATTGCAATTTCATATAAATATAATAGAACCGGTCTTGAAGATTCATTTAATTTCATCATTTCTTAAGGTGGAATAGGTTATGTCTAATTTAGATTTTAGAGACATTGAAAAATTACCAATAGATTTTGAAGATATTGTACAAACATTAAAAACTCGTATACAAAATCGATTACCTAATCGATGGACGGACTTTTTGGCTTCCAACTTCGGTATAGAATTACTAGAAGCGTTTGCATACGAAGCCGCTTTAATGAACTACTATATTAATGCCAATATAAATGAATGTTTTATGCCTACAGCTAAAACTAAAAACGCCGTATATAATTTAGCGAAAACTATAGGTTATAAACCACGTCAGCCATCACAAGCGATAGCAACTGTTAAATTTTATCTTGAAACGCCTCATGATAAAAATATATACATTCCCATGTATACTAAACTAATTACAGATAGTGGTATACCATTTTATACTACTAAAAATGTAATATTATATGCTGGAGAAACAAGTGTTGAAGTTATAGCTAAATCTGGAACTTTAAACAGTGAAACATTTATTAGTACTGGTATTGTTGGTTATAAATATAAATTGAGACAATTTCCAGTTAATGCTATTGAATATGTTAAAGTTAATGATGTAGAATATCAATATATTGATTTTATTGATATAGAAGCTCAAGAAAGGTATTATACTACTGAATATTCAAATGATTTTTCTTGTTCAATAAAGTTTGGTGATGGTGTTTACGGTATAAATCCAGCAAAAAATTCAATTATTGAAGTATTTTATGTTACTGGTGCAGATAATACACATAATGTAGCCCCATTTTCAATTAATAATATTATAGATCCAATATATGATTCTTCTAATATGTTAGTGAATGTTAACGTTACTAATATACATAATGCTGTAGGTGGTTCTTCTAGTGAAAGTGTAGATGAAGTAAAAAGAAACGCCCCTAGTATTTATAGGACTCAACATAGATGTGTTACTACACAAGATTTTAGAGATATATTATTAGCACAGCCGGGTGTTAGTAAAGTTTCTATTATTGATCACTATACGATGAATGAAATAGGAATATTTGGTGTTAAAGCTGCTGTAATACCTGATGGTGGTGGGTATCCAAATAGTGCTTTTAAAAAGAACTTGTTATCATTATTAGAAGAAAAGAAAATTGTTGCCACTCAAGTTGAAGTTATTGATCCTACATATATACCATTTGATGTTGATATATCAATTCAAACACAACCTAAAATTCCATCTAATATAATTACAAATAATATTCGTAAAGTTATATATAATTATTTATATTGGCAAAATCGTGATTTCGGTGAAAGTGTATCAAAATCAGAAATTTATAGACTAGTATCTGATGTTCCTGGTGTTTTAGCTATTAATAGTCTATCACTAAATGAAAGTGCTAAAATATATGTAAATGAAATTCCTGAAGATAATAGTAATAAAATAAAGGTAGTAGATTTAATTAAAACATTAAATGTTGGAACTAAAATAAATATATTAAATTTAGATGGTATTACTGTATTAACTACAAAAATAATAGATATAGATAATGATATTATAACAATATCTAGTCCTATAAAATCATACATGAATATTGGACATGGTAGTTTAATATACCCAGTTTTAGAAGTAGATGGTTATCATAAATATGGTACAAAAGAAATTAGAATAAAAAATCAATTATCATCAAGTGGAAATACTAAAAAATATCCATTATTAAATACGTCATATTTGACTGTATATTTTAATAGTAACCCTGAAAAAAAATACCAAATACTATTTCGTAACGGTGATATAATTTATTTAGATAAACCTATTGATACTGATATATTAGATGGTACTGAAATAATAGTAACTCATAAAAAGAATACTCCTACATTAGATTCTGTAGTTACAATAGGTAGTTCGGTGTTAAAATTAAAATCTTATCCTAGATTTTCAAAGGGCGCATCTTTAATTAAAAATGAAATGATAACTTTTACTAACTCTACAATATCAATGATTAGAACATCTTCTGGTATTGATAATATTAATTCGGCCATGAATGATGAGTATTTATCTAAAATAGAAAAGATATATATTAATGCTAATAATGTTTTTACTCCGAATATTGATTATATATTAATAAATAATGGTAAAACTATTATATGGACTGATATTGGAAAAGCTAAACTACCTGCTAATACCAGATACTATATTGATATTGTTGAAAAGGTTATTAATACGACATCGAAAGATATTATATATTATGTAAAAAATATAACTGGAAAATATGTAGAAATATCTCCAACTGCAACGGAAAAAATGTCTGAAAATACAACATTTGAATATATAACTGACATCTACCAATTATTGCCATATGAAATTGCAGATATTGGAAATATTAATATTAATTTGGTTTAATAGGAGTTATATAATACATGTCATTTTTATATTCAATATTACCAGAATATACCAAAAATATTGATATTTTAACTGATACAAATATAAACGGTGAAGTTAAAGTATTAGAAGAATATCTTAATGTTATAGATAGAGAAGTATTTGATATTATTTCAAATACTATAAAAGAAATTGTTGATTTTAGAGATATATATAATATAAAAACTGAATATTTACCATATTTTGCTTATCTTTTAGGCTATTCTTGGAATAGTTATGTTGATGAATCTCTTCAGCGTCAATTAGTAGCTGGCATTTTACAATTGTATAAAAGAAAAGGGACTAAATTTTCTTTTCATTTTAGTTTGTATCAATTAGATTCAGGAATAAAAATATATGAACCATATAAAGATATTTTTATATTAAGTAGATCAAATTTAGGTACAAAACATTTAACTAGCCATAATTATTATTCTCCAGGAATAGTAGTTTTAAAAATAACAAATTATGATCCAATGATATTTGAATTGTTTGAAATGGTTAGACCTGCAGGATGGAAAATAATAGTTGAAGGTAGATATGGTATATTTTATAACATTCATATCAAACCCGAAACTAAAATCCGAGAACTCTATCTTAGAGATAGATATACTGTAACGGATCCTAGAAATGAGGAACAGGTTCAGTATATAAACTCAATTCATTATGTAAATGACTGGGCATGTCCGGTAGCAATGGTTGGTCATACAATGTTTACAATTTCAATGTTTACTATAGAAGATCTAGCTTATATGACAATAGTATATCCTGAAACGTTTATTGTACCGAATACGACTAATAAAGTATCACGAAATTTAACATTGTGGGAATTGCCGTGTAATTATTATACTGATTATACTACTGTTCAGTATATAGATTTTATACCACAACCAATAACAATGGCCGGCCGTACTTTATCAGTAGATTCAATGTTTACCATAAATGATATGGCTTATATGACAATATTATATCCTAAAACTATTAATATAAATAATTCAACTAATCTTATATCACAAAATCTAACGTTGTGGGAACTATCATGTAACCATTTTGATTATATTACAACAGATATTTGATTTAATTTATTTAGAAATTATAATTTTTATATATATATATATTTAAATCCGGAGGAATATTAAAATGCCACTAAATATAATTTCATTAGCTATTTCGCCATATGTATCTAGAACAGCTAAAGCTATACAGTTTTATAAGAATAATAAAGATAAAAATTCAGATAAAGGTCTAATGTTGTGTATAGCTAAAGGACCTACAAATGGATGGACAATAATTGATGGTATAGAAAATGTACCATTACCAACATTAGATACAAAACAACTTTTAAATCCTATAGGATTTAAACGATTTAAAAATATGTATTTCGTTG